AGAAGAATTAGAAAAAGTAAAAGCTTCGGTGTCCCCGAAAAACTGGAATGCACAGTACATGCAAGATCCTACCGCAGAAGAAGGTGCTATCTTAAAAAGAGAATGGTGGAACAAGTGGGAACAGGAACGGCTACCGGCTCTGAAACATGTGATCATGAGTTTAGATACCGCATACTCCAAAAAAGAAACAGCAGACTATTCTGCGATAACCGTATGGGGAGTCTTTCAACCTATTGAAGGATATGAAGATAATTTAATCTTACTCGATGCTATTAAAGGACGATATGATTTTCCTGATTTAAAAAATTTAACCTATGAGTGGTATAAATATTGGGAAGCAGAATCGATTATTATTGAGGCAAAAGCATCAGGACAACCTTTGATCCAGGAACTTAGACGTATGGGTATTCCTGTATTAGATTTCGTTCCGTCCAAAGGACGTGATAAAATCACAAGAGCAGCGGCAGTAGCCCCTATCTTTGAATCAGGAATGGTATGGGCTCCCGATGAACATTGGGCAAATGAGGTGATCGAGGAGTGTGCTGCTTTTCCGAATGGCCAATATGATGACTTTGTAGACAGCACCACTCAAGCTATGTTAAGATATCGTCAAGGCGGATTGGTAACTACGTACCAGGACGAACCTGAAGAATTTAAAATCGAAAGGGAGTATAGATATTATGGCTAGTAAGTCTGAAAAAAATATGCGTAAAGCAGCTAATAAAGCAATGATCAAAGATATGTTGGATAGACAGAAAACTATCTATAAACCTGCTCCAGAAGATCCTATCAAAGAAGACAATGAAATGATAGACTCCTTTCAAAATGATAGATCTCCTATCTTCGATAGAGAAATGTACAATCAACCTGAGCCTTATGGAAACCCAAAAAAAATGAGTACAGGGGGAATGTCTTCATGCCCTTACAGACCTGACGGTGTAAGAGGTGGTGGTAAAGCAATCGCAGGAATGAAATTTAGAGGAGTAAAATAATGTTAAAAGGTAAACAAAAGAAATTAGATAAAAACCGAGATGGTAAAATTACTGGTGCAGATTTTGCACTGATGAGAAAATCAGGATACAAAATGGGTGGAGAGTTTAAAATGAATGACTCCGACAGAATGACAAACAAGGATATTAAAACAGCAGACAAATCTGCAAGAGTTTTAGAAGATGCTCAAAAAATTTTAGGTTCAGACAGAATGACAAAAAAAGATGTTGAAAAAGCATCAAGTGCTGTTGGTAAAAGAAAAGGCGGCATGCTAAAAGCTAGATCAGGTGCAAGTGCCGACAGAATGACAAAAAGAGATGTGGAATACGGAACTAGAAAAACAATTGGTTTAGATCCAATGGATGTAGGTATCACCGCTGCTACAGGGATAACAGGGGCAGCAGGTTTAGGTGCTGCAGGAATGATTTTAAATGAAGCTAGAAAAAAATATAAAAAACAAAAAGAATATAAAAAATCTAAAGGTTCTATGACAGAAGGTTCTTTTAAAACAGGCGGTGTCATGAAAGCTAAAACAGGTGACCTTGCAGAGACTATGAAGAAGCTGAGAAAAAGAGCTTATGAAAAGTCTGGAAAAAAATACAAAGATGTAGGTAAATTCGGTGAAGATGAATACTTATTTCAAAAAAGATTACCTGGATTAAAAAAAGGTAAAGCTGTTGATGTTACAGATGCAATGGCAACAAGTAAATTTGATAAAGGGTATTTTAAATCGATAGGATTATTTCCTTTAGTAAGTGGCACTGGTGAAACAAGTGCTTTTAAAAAAAGAAGAATGCAGTTAAGTGGAGGAAAAAAACAAGGCGGGATAATGAAAGCTAAAGATGGTGATTTTATCGAAAGAAGAAAAAAACTTGGAAGCTATAAAGCCATTGTAGATATTAATCCAATGCAATCTGATTTAGAAAAAGCGGGACCAGGTGCTTTTTTAATGAGAAGAGCAATGTTATCAGGTGCTTCAACTCTTGGATCAACTGCTAAAGAAACTACAAAATCAATTGCAAAAAAAACTGCAAAAGATGCTGTTAAAGTTGGACTTGGTGCTGGCGCAGGATACGAATACGCTAAATCTAAAAAAGATAAATCTAAAAAAGATAAATAGGAGGCACCATGGTCCGTGGCCTCGGTTCGTTATTCAAGGCACTTGGAAAAAGGTTCGGTAAAGCTAAACCTGAATCACGACCAACGGAGCCAGCTGTTCCTCAATCGGTAGATGAAGCGATTGTAACAGGCGTTCAAAAACGTCCTCAAGTTCCTGTTCCTACAAGACAAGTTCCTGTACGATTTGATCCATCCGATAATCCTTATCAAGGCCCTTTGAATATGGGTGAGATAGGCAATCGTCCTATGTATGGTTCTCAATTATATGATTGGACAACGGCAAAAGGAAATGGATCCTTTACTGCCGATGAATGGCTAGATCATTTTTTAACTCGTTCTACCAAGAAAGTAAAAAGTCCCTTATCCGGTATGGAGTTTGATGTAAACACCATCAATGGAAGAACGTTTCAATATGGTAAAAATTACGAGGGAGGAAATTTATTTAATGAATTGTTTCCTGGTAACAATCAAGGAAGAGTATCCTTAGAAGAATTATTTGATACAGGACTTGCAGGTTTTGATAAAAGTGGAAATTTAGTTTCTGGAATATTACATGCTGCGAAACAATCTGGAGTAAAATTAGATACTAAATCCGTTTTAGATATTATTAAAAATAATCCTGTAAATCATTTGCAAGTGAAAACATTTGTAATGGAACCTAATAAACAAGTGCTTCAAGGTATTCAAAATGAGATAGCAGATTTTTCTAATACAACTGTTTTATTTAGAAGTGGTGCAAAAGAACAATCTAAAGAGTCCCTAGTATCCGCTAATAAACATTTAAATCAAATTTTTAAATTTGCAGATGAGTTAGACGAGTCTTCTTTAAAATACGAAATAGAAGAAGCACAAAAATATTTAACCAAGATACGAAATGATGTTACACCTAATGATAGAGTTAGGATTAATCAATTAATGGATAAATTAGATACCACGATGAAAGCGGTAAATAATCCTGCTCAACCTAAAGTTAGATACAAAGATACAGATAGTTATACATTAGCAGGAGGAGAAAATTATCGTGAGATCGTAGTTAAATATCCTGGACCTATTATGAAAAATGACAATCCTTTAAAAAGTATGGGTCATTATAGTGATGAAAAAAATATGTTGTACTTTTCTAGGTTCGATACCAGGTATACTCAAGATGGGAAAAAAGTTTTATTTGTTCATGATGTGCAGTCAGATGCTAATCAAAAAATAGCAAAAATATTACGAGCAGCTAATAAGACAGGTTTTGAAGGAGACTCAAGTACTTTTAGAAAAAATCCATACATGGAAGATGTTACAGCAACTTTTTATGAGAATGCAAGAAAAAAACTTGTGAAGGATTTAGATGAATTAACACCAGGAGATAGTAAAGCGAATGCTATTTTATCTCAACTTAGAACGATTGATAAAAGTTTAAAAAGTAAAATGTCTGAGACAACAGTAAGTTCTCTTGATGCATCAGCAAGAAAAGCTTTTCCTGACAGAAGTTATGATATACCGGATAGAGAATATTTTCCTTTTTTACAATCTAGTTCTTATGGTAACCATGCGTTGCGAATGCATTTAAAACGAGCTGCGGATGAAGGATATGATTATGTAGCGATTGCTCCTTATGAAAGAGTTTCGGTTAGAGATGGTACCACAGGATGGAATACAAGAACTCAAAGAAATGAGTCTATGGGAAGAGAAGGAAATGCATTGTTTTATGGAAATGCTTATGGTAAAGATCCAAAGAATCCAAAGATTCAAGCGATTATGCCTAAATTGATGAAACAAAATGCTAAATTCCATGGCTCTGATGCCAAAACAATTAAAGTTGCATTTTCTGATCCTAAAAAACCATACAAGGATATTAGAAAATCTGGAGAAATAGAAGAAAGAATGAATGCTTACGAAAGAGCTAAAGCTAAAGCACGATTTGAACATAAAGCTGCTTACTCTACTGATAAAAACGGAATTTATACAAAAGTAGATCCAGGCGATCCAAACTTGTATTTTGATGCGTTTGCAATTAAAGTAACTCCATCTATGAAAGGACCTGTTCAAAGTTATAATACAGGCGGATTAGTGGTGGATATGTTTAAACCTTTATAGTAGGATGTACTAATGGCAATTATTGAAAACCAAAATCAAGAAGAATTAGATGAAGAAATACAAGTAGAGCAAGAGCCTGCTGGTATTGAAGATGATGTAGAAGTGGAGACAGAAGATTCTACAGGAGAAGTAGAATCTCCAGCAGATGAGTTTTCTGCAAACCTTGCAGAAGATATGTCTGAAAACATTTTAGATCGTATCGCTAATGATTTAATTGATGAGTATCAAAGAGATAAACAATCAAGAAAAGATTGGGAAGATACCTACGTACAAAGTTTAGATTTATTAGGTGTAAAATACAATGTGAGAAATAGACCTTTCAAAGGAGCGTCTGGTGTCACCCATCCATTGTTATCAGAAGCAGTAACTCAATTCCAAGCACAAGCTTATAAAGAATTATTACCACCGGATGGCCCTGTTAAAACTCATGTAGTTGGATTGAAAACTCCACAAAATGAACAACAAGCAACTCGTGTAAAAGAATACATGAATTATATGTTAATGGAAAAAATGGAGGAGTACACTACGGATGTAGATCAAATGCTTTTCTATCTACCTTTATCAGGTTCTACATTTAAAAAAGTTTATTACGATGAATTATTAGAAAGACCCGTATCAAAATTTATTCCTGCAACAGATTTAGTAGTTCCTTATTATGCATCTGATTTAAAAGATTGTGAAAGAATTACTCATGTCATTCAAATGACTGAAAATGAAATTATGAAAAAACAAGCGGTAGGATTATATCGTGAAGTTGAATTATTAGAACCACAAGTTACACAAAACAAAACTCAAGATGCAATAGATAAACTTGAAGGTATTAAAAAAGATATTCAAAATTTTGGATATA